CGACCGGCGTTCGTGTCCGGAAGGTTCGAATCGAAGTGGTACATCGTGCGAATGCCGATCGAGTTCAACTCGAAGTAGCGATCCGCGCTCTGGGCCACTTCAACACCACCCGCCTCGCGGATGTAGAGCGACGGCTCGTGTAGGAGCGCGACGCTCTTGGATGCCGAACCAACGGCGGCCATGTCCACGTTCTCCTTGACGCGGTAGCCCAGAAGGGTCTCCGGCTGTCCGGCGGCAAGCGCCGGCTGGAGGATGAACTGGCCCGTGGTGTCTTGCAACTGGCGGATCTTGGAGATCGCGGTCGTTGAGACGTGCCACACGGTGTTCGGGTTGCGATAGGACGGAGCGAGTGCATAGAGGACGGCGGCCAAGTCCGTGGCCGAGAAGAACGTTGGCGCGACGGCCGCGGTTCCACCCTTGACGGCGGTTGTCGTCTTCGATGCGGCGGTGAGAGCGGTGATGAAGCCCGTTGGCTCCGCCGTTCCCGTGCCAAGCGTACAAGCGGAACCAGCAAGTCGAGCGATCTGTCGCCCGGCCGCGCGGCCCACGTACTCAACCAGGTTGAAGCCCGCGCTATCGACCAACTCGCGCGATGCGAGCGTGAGCGTTGCGGCGTTGAACGCGCCCAACGTGATCGATGAGAACACGGGATCCGCCGCGGCGATCGTTCCACCCTGGCCAACGAAAGCGGCCGCCGGTGCGGTCCCCGCTACTACTGGCACGGTAAGATTGCGGATGTCCGTGGTGCGGATCTTGGACGCGCCTTCATAGACGACGTTCCCTTCAACCAACTGTTCCACCACGAAGTCGGCGAACGATACCGGCGTTGTCGCCGTAGCGGTCGCGAGCGCGCGAAGGTTGAAGTTGGCCGAACGCTTCTCGCCCGAAAGTACGGCGCGAAGAAGGTCCGCATCATTGTCGATCGTCTTCCCGGTGGCGACTTCAACAGTCTCCGCAAGGGCGGCGATCTTCACGGCGCGATCTTCCGACTTCTGGATGTCGTCGATCTTCGCCATCTTTGCATTCATCGACTCGTTGAGGCGGGCATACTGTGCCTCCTCTTCGGCCGACAAATCGCGTGCTTCACCCGCGGCGCGCTCGACGAGAGCCTTGGCGGCCTCGAAGTCTACGCGATACGCGGTGTGGAGCGTGTTGAGAAGAGCCTTGCTCATCATCAAACTCCTTCCCCCAAGCGGGGGCCTACGTTATCCCGCCCGGTGGTGCGCTCCGCGATAGTGCGCGCGCCCTTGCGTTCTGGGGCGTTTATCGTACAGCGCGGCGAGCGAGTGCGATTTGTCGTTCGCGGATTGCGCGTGGTACAGCGCGCGGCGGTACGTCTTCGACAACTGGTTCGACGACTGGTTCGGCCACGGGTGCGACCTCATCAACCGGCGCGGCGACTGGCTCGTCGCCTGGGAACTTGGTCGGAACACCTTCTACATCGCGCGACGATGCGGCGATTGCGGACGCGAGGATGGCGGCGTGATCCTGGGTGGCTTCGCCCGCTAGGAGCGCGGCCACCGCGTCGCGGAGTTCATCCGTGTCCACGCCCGCTTTCGCCGCTAGTCCGCGAACGGAGACGAGGGAGACCGTGCCGGGATAATACGGCGCGAGTCCCGTGAGAGCGGAAACTTCGACGAGTTTCACGTCGCGGAGTTCCCGTACCCCGTCATCGTTCACTTTATTTGCGGCGGTGTTCCAGAAGCCGAACGACATCCCCAGACTGTTCCCCATCGACTTCACGATGGCCGCGAGGTCGCGGTGGAATGAAATCTCTGGATTGAGTTTGATTTTGGCAAGGAGGCCCTTGGCATCCGCGCGAAGCGATAGCGTTCCCGACTTGGTCGTTCCGAGTAGGAGTTTTGGATCGTGATCCTGGTAGGCGCGAACGTCCCACTCCCCGCGATCAACGGCGGACAGGGAACGATTGAACGCGGTGGACTTCACGATCTCTGGGACAGTACCGTCCGCGGACGGCGAATCCCACAAGGCCGCGTAGCCTTCAAACTCCATACCGGTTGCATCAACGGCGCGAAGTTCAACCTTCGCGGTTCGGAACTCAATCCCCATGTTGTCCTCTACGCTACGGGCCGCGCGTTCATCGTCGGCTTTCCGAATGATAGCCGCAACCCACGCGCGACCGGCGTCTCCACCCCATAGGCCCCACGCGATCCGACCCGCCGATGGGAAGCCGTCTTCTCCGCGTCGGAACCCTTCGGCGTCTCTGTCTACTTCATGGCGTGCAAAATAGGACGACATCCGACGAACCGTGGTGAACGGGAGCCGGCGACCGTTGCCGATGTCGCGTGCGCGGGCCACCCCGACGGCCGTTCCTCCGCGGCCGAATACCCGCCGCCATTCTAGGGCTTGCTTGGCTTCGTCCATCATATCTTCGTTGGGCTTGTAGCCGTCTGGGTCGATTGCGCGGTCCTCTGGATCAACGTCCGCGATGTATTCGTCGGGCGTGTATACGTCCAGTCCGAGATCCGCGTACCCGCGCCGAGCCTCTGGATCGTTGTCGATTGCTTCTTCGATGTCGCGACCGTCCTGGATCAAGAGTTCCACCTTGTACAGTTTGAACGCGGTGGATGCGTTTGGCCCTTCTGGGAAGTCCGACAAATGGATTTCTTCAACACCGGCGAGGCCGTGTTCTTGAATCCACGCCCGCGTTTCTTCGAGCCGTTCCACACTACGGCCAGAGACGATAATGATTTGATAGTCGCCCGACATCACTTCGTCGTTGAGCGCGTTGATGAGTTCGACGTTTGGACGATCGCCCGCTAGGACGAGCGTATCGTCTAGATCAACAATGATCTCCGACACTAGATGTTCACCTGGTAGTCGTAGACTTCAAGCACCGCGTTCTCCGCGTCCGCGATTGCATAGAGGACATCCCCGTTCGTGATTTGGAACGTGAGGGCGACCGTCTTCTTCGGAAGGTTGAATCCGTCCACGGTGTTCACCGCGGTTCCGCCGATGAAGATTTCCGAGTTCGAGTTATTGAACACGGTGATCTCGTGAACGATGCTTGGGAGCGCGGTTCCAATGGCGACCGGTGTGGCGGTTCCGACGGCATAGTGGCGCGTGGCGAAGCGTGGCACTTAGAGCCTCGCGATCCGCTTGGCTTCGGCGGGGTCCATACCCGCGCCGACGAGAAGCGCGTAGATGTCGGCTTTCTGGCGCGCACCGGCGAGCACCGAGTCGGCCTGGTTGAGCGGTTGGCGGTACGCGGTGGCGGCGGGTTCGTCGATCGGCGAGAGGTCTTCAATACGCCTCACATCGGCGATCGACTCCCAACCCTCTTGAACGGCGATGCGGTGAGCCTCGTAGCGGTCGCGTAGGTTGCCGCGGAGTAGTGCATCCATCGACAATCGAACGAACGCGTCTGGAAGCGGGATGAGCGTGGACAGCGCGCGTTCGATTTTTTCGGCCAATGGGCGGAGCGTGTAGGAGATGAACGCGGCGTTGAGTTCGGACACGGACGAGAACGACATCGATCCCGGTGTCGTCATTGCCAACAGCGCGGGCGGTACACGGAAGATGCGGGCGATCTCCGCCACGCCGAACTCGCGCGACGATAGGAGTTGGGCATCTTCTGGCCGGAACGACAACGCCTTCCAGGACGCTCCACCACTCAACACCCCGACGGAATACGAGTTTGAACCCGTGTGGGCGCGCGCCCATCCTTCCTTCAAGTTGCGGATTTGTTCCGCCGTGAGCGGTTCGGATGTTTCAATCACGCCCGCTGGTGTCGATGCGGATGAGAAGAAGTTGGACGCGGATTCTTCCAACGTGATCCCAAGCCCAATCGTGCGGCGGAGCGCTTCGATCGGGTTGATACCGCGATCCTGTCCTGGGAATCGGATGAGCGGGATGTGGAGGATGGTGTCCGTCCCGAACGACACGCCGTTCACGTTTTCACCGGTGCGGACGACATATCGAACTTCTGCACCCGTGCGGACAATCTCGACGCTCTGAGGATTTAGGACTCGAACTTCAAGCGGCTCCAACGTCTGTGGATCTTTTGGGGCGTACACGAAGGCGTTCCCGTTCATGTAGAGCGAGACGACAATCTCCGAAAGTACGGACTGGACCCCGATCGCCGGTTCGGATGCTAGTGGCGTGAGCAACCACGAAGGCTTCGTCCCGCCTGGTCGATACGGGCGACGCTGGCCGTTATCCCGAACGTACGCATCAATCGGCATCGTCGAGATAAGGTCGGACAGAAGCGTCACGCAAGACCAGGCCGAAGCCAGTCCGATCGTGGACTTCTCATCAACGCGGGTCGCGCCGAAGATTGGGGCGCGATCGAATGCCTGGGGTAGTAGGCCAAGCCCGTTGAGCGTGCGTGATTCGTTCCCAGTTCCCAGAACGCGGCGTAGGATGCTCACTTATTATCCTTTCGCGTGTAGCCGATTGCGATCAACACGATCCCGGCGAGTCCAACGATCAACGCGGGATGGACGAGATACGCCGCGAATACTAGCATCGCGAACCCAGCGAGTTCCAACACGTTCGACATCATAGGGCGATGAACTCCACACTCCGGGCGGGCTTGTCCGCCTCGCCCGCATAGTAGCGCGCCCGATCAAAAGCCATCACCATCGCAACCGCGAGGTCGATCTTGCGAGGACTCCCGCGGTGTTCCTTGACGATGCGTGGGCCGAACCGGTCGATCTTGACGGCGGAGTTCGCGAGATGGCGGGTAAGCGCGGCGGATAGGTGCGGGATACCGCCCCAATGGAGTTGATCCTGGGACACGGCTTCCGCCACTTTCTGGCACGCGCTCACCATCCTCACGGGACTCTGTGCATAGTTCACCACCCGACCGGCGAACGGCCCTTCACGGTCCAACGCCTCCAATGAACGAGACCATCGGAACGGGTCCGCCGATAGTTCGAGCACGTTCAACCCACGGACTTCCACGAGGTCGCGGAGATCCTGTTCCACTTGGCCGATATCGACTTGCCAATGGGGATCGTCCAATGGGCGTTCATACAGGAGCAACGGCTCGACGAACCCGTCCAACGTACACGCCACGGCCGCGCTCGCATCCAACTGGAATGAGCCGTCCCACGCCACTACGCACGGCTCCCCTGGTTGAATCCGGCGATCCGTGGCCAGTCGTTCCCACGCTCCGTTCGGGAGCCATTGCGACGTGGTGGACACCCATCGATTCAATCGCTTCGTCTGGAACTCCACCGGCGAGATCGACCGCGCGGCGGCTTCGAAGTCTTCTGGATCGAGGAAGTCGCCGAATGCGGGGTTGGCCATTTTCCAGGCTTCGGCCGAATCCCACGCGATGGATTCGGGCGCGTGGAAGTATCGGAAAAAAAACGCATCATCAACGACTTCGCCGGACTGGATTCGGGTCCCGTATTGCCAGAGCCGAAAACAAATCGAATCTTGCCCACGGGAATCCGTCTTCGAACCCGCCGTCGAGATGGCCAACACGAGCGGGTTCCGTCGGGTTCCCGATCCTAGGTTCACGGCGGACCAAAGCCGATCGTCTGGTTGGACGTGGAGTTCGTCGAAGATCACCATCGATGGGTTCGTTCCTTCGGCCCGTGATCCGTCGGACGATAGGACGCGAAGCACGGAACCGGTGTCGGGGTATTCAATCACGTCCCGCATCACGCGGAGTTTCTTCGACAGCACGGGGTCCAGTTCCACCATGCGCGCGAAGAAA